TTAAAATTGGCGCAGTTGCTGGCTGCCTTAATAAGAAAGGTTATGTTAGTCTTGAGATAAAAGGGAAATATTATTCGGCCCATAGATTGGCTTGGTTTTATGTTAAAGGTCAAATTCCCCTTAAACAAATCGACCACATAAATGGCAACAAAAGTGACAATAGAATTTGCAATTTGAGAGAAGCAACACATGCCCAAAACAGGGCAAATAGCAAAAATTTTAATAAATATGGTTTGAAAGGAGTTAATTATAAACCACATTTGAAAAATAAACCTTGGACTGCACAAATTACTTATAATAAAAAAGTTAAGCATCTTGGCTGTTATGCAACCAAAGAAGAAGCTCATAAAGCTTATTGTATTGCTGCTAAAGAATTGCATAAAGAATTCTTCCATTCTTAACTCTTTTTCGGCCCTGGCAATTTCTGTAGCGTTTTCACAGTTTTAGCACGCCACTGGTTAACGAAGTCATCCAACTCTCGATGACCTCTATCCATGTCACCATTACCCATGGATGTAACTGCCTCTGGCGGAATGACATATTCTCCACCCGCCGCTACGATTGGGGCTAATTCACCTGTATAGCCCCCTCTGGCATAATGATCTGGTATGCCACCATGCTCATTAACAACTTGATTCATAATTCTGAACCCAGCCATGGTGTTCCCTTCGCCCATCGACGAAATGATGTCAGCAGGAATGACATAAGATCCTGATGGCACGTGCATAGGCAAATGGTCAGTTCTGCCTTGTACCGCGCTATGGATCGGGCCTACATGTGGCTTAATAGCTTGAGGCTTTGGAACAGCACGCTGTGACAGAATAAAATTAGGCGCATGCCCGCCAAATGCACGTTTGGCACGGCTTGCTTCACGAGCTGTGCTCAAAGCAATCGCAATCGCCTGTTTTTGTGGTCGGCCAGAATGAACCAGTTCACTTATATTGCCGCTAATTGTTTTTTGTGAGGAACCTTTTTTCAATGGCATAATTTACCCCACAGAATACGTGACGTTAATAGATTGGCCCGTGCCAGGTTTAATGACAATGCCATTGGTAAATACCAACCCAGCTTCAAAAATACCGACTGTTTCAGGCGTAACGCATAATTGATTTGATGAAGCCGCGCTTGCAACAGTGGACGCATTATAAATCCCGCCAACAGCTGAACCCGCCGCTAAAACAACAAAACGACACAGATAACCGCTTCCAGAAATAACAAGCGTATTCCCTGTCACAGTCGCGCTGGTTACAGCTCCTAACGGGCGCAAATATGCTTGCTGTATGTTGCTTAATCCAACAACTCCGTTTTTCTGTGTCGTTAGGATGTCTGATAATGATGCACTCATTAGTACTTCCCATCCTGCTGATAGCGATAACGGATATTACCCAGCCGCCAGAATGATCCGATGTCACTGCTTTCGATCAGTATTGACACCAAACGACCTCTAAAACGTGGGGTAATATAAGTCGTAGCCTCTGTCATTGTGTATGGGCCATATTGTGAAGGAGTTTGCCCAGGATAAAAAGCTGTAAAAAATGTGATCTGGACGTTCGCACCTTGCGTACCTCCATAGTATCCCCATTTCATGTCTGGCCATATCTGGTCCACAAACATCATCCAGTCGGCTTCACTCAGCACAAAATAACCTGTTTGGAATGATGACACCATTGCTGTGCCGTCGGCATCAGTCGATGTCTCATGCTGATAAAGGTATGTGTTTGTGCCAGCACCAATTGGAGGCCCAAGCACAGATTCATTGATCCATGCTGTCCGTGCCACATATGGATTTTGCGTTGTGTTTGTACCAAAATCCCATTGATCGAGAACGTAGTTGTATTTTACATACGCATTAATTTCGCCGCCATTGCTGGTTGTTGGATAATGCCATGCAACCTCGCCAAAACGAGAGTTAGCAGCAAAACGAATTTTATCGAGATTTGTTGTATCTAAATCTTGAAAAATCACGTCCCACACTGGGCATCTGATCGGCGTGACACCGCCTCCAGATAACATAAAGAATTGGCTCTGCCCCATCCAATAGACATTACCATTTACAGAACCAGCGGCTTTTCTTCCGATCAGACCGCAACCAGTACCGATTTCATTGAATTGATAAACATAAGGGGGGCCAACATATTGCATCGACCAAATGCCCAAATCTGTCCACACAAGACCTTGTTGTGGGCCTTGGATACATTGAACAATTTTAGAGCCTTTTGGAATACGGAATGAACCAGCTTGATTTGTGATTAAAGCTTGCCATTGATTAAAATTATTGACATCGCACCACGTCAAAAGCAACGGATCAACAATACCTGTATTTGTCGAACCCCATGCCACAATTTGACGCTGAGGCATCGCAACAAACATGCCTTGGTTAACAGGAGGCGCATTTGGAATAATTTGCGCAATTTGTGATGACACAATGGGGTCCCACTGATAAATGCCACCACCTAATGGGCAAGAAATAAGAATTTCACCCCAGTTATCTAATGTCCAGTCAACGGCATTGATAGCTGTACCAACTGTTGCAACTGGCGCTGTACCAGTACCAAATCCGCCAGAACCAAATGCGCCAATACCAAAACCTGTTCCGGCAGGTAATGGCCCTTTGCCAACATAGTATAGATAAAACGCATTGCCGCCATTTTGAGAAACAGTAGCCGTTGATAAAGCTGAAGCAGATGCCGCAATCGTAAATGTGTTTAACGGATCTGATATTGATATGCTGGAGACAAAATAATTACCATAAATAGTCAAACCACCAACAAAAGTGGGGACAAGAACCGAGTATGTGTCACCAACCTGAAAGCCATTATTTGGCAAATAAACACTGACAAAGTTACTGCCGCTTGTTGTCGTAAATGCAGCAACAACACCACCAGTTGTGACTGATGATGTGGCGTTCATAGGATTACCATTAGCATCATATGTGTATATGATGTACGTGTTGGCATCCTGTGGGTAGCATTGATAAACGCCAAATAAAATTAAACCACCAACACTGATTTGCGTTTCAATGTTAACGACATCATAAGCCGTAACATTACGTCCTGTGTCAGTAATTGTGACAGCGTTTGAACCTGATGTTGTTGTTGCTTTTACTTGGACACTTACTGTGATTATTTCAGGAGTAATATCGACGGGGTTGCCATTTTTAACAACTGTTAAAGCACCACCCAAGCCAGCAATAGAGCCGCCAGAAACATAAGTATATGTAGTCGTATTAGCATAGCTGACACTTGTTGATGTGCTTGCCGTTACTGAAAACGTGCCGTTATATCCGCCTTGGCCAGAAATAACACCGCCCGAAACATATGTGTCAGTTGTTACATTTGAGAAGCTGACACTGCCAGATGAACTTGCTGTAATTAAATAAGTGCCATTATATCCTGATGGATTAATGCCGCTTATGGTGACACTTGTACCAACTGGGAAGGTTATCCCGCCAGAAAAAGTAACAGTCGCAGTTGTACCCGTGCCAGATGCACCAGTCACAGTGTTATTAATTCCTGTGACAGTAATACCTGTTCCAACTTTAAAATTAATTGGACCTGCAAATGTCAGAGTAGCTGTAGATCCAGTTCCAGATGCGCCTGTCACAGTTACTGGTGCTTGTCCTTCAGCTCCTGCTGCTAAATAAGCATTTGAGTTGGTGTCTTCCCATGCCCATAAAGCGCGGACAATTGAATTAATTGGAGTTGTAATAAATTTACTCCAACCACCAAGCTTTTGAATTAACCCGCCAAGTGTGCGGTCAGCAATAAACCTAACCAGCTGGCTAAATGAAATAGCTGCCTCATTTAAAGCGGGGGTTTTGTTCTGATCGACCCCTGGTATGAGTTTAAAACTGGAATGAGGCATGTGTTAGCCCCTTGTCGGAGAAGCTGAAACAGATGGCGACTGAGACGACCAAGCGGCTGCTTCGTACTTCTTGCGGTTTTCCTCCAGTTTAGCCGATGCGAGAAGGGCTTGATATTGGGATTCATATGTCACAGCCATTGTCGGATCATCAACAGCTCGACCGAAATTGCGCTGGTATGCGCTGACATAAATCATGCTTGCCATAATAAACAGGTCAGGCAAATACAGACTGATAAATGTCGTAAGATTGGTAGATGATAAGCTGTCGGGACGATATGTACCCGTAATTTCGCAAATATAATTTGCATCTGGATATGGACCCACAAGGAATGTGTAATCACCAAATGGGCAGAAATACTGTGGCAATCCAGTAGCTGAAGCGTTGTTAAAAACCTGATCCAAAAATTCTTTGGTCGTTGGTAGAAGTGGGTTCCTGACACCAGAATTTGGGTCAGACGTGCCAGCAGGTGTAATGACAGAAATCTGCTCTGGAACCACAAATATATTGGCTGGGACCACAATGCTGCGGCTGCCAACTGTCAAACCATATGCCGTTGTTGAAATAGACGTAAATAAAAAGTCTAAGTCGCGATACATGCGGTTTTCCGCATATGTAATCATCTGTGGCAGAATGGTCTGAAAATTGGTGTCAGTTGGGCTGACAACAGCCATAGTAGCAATCTGTGTCACGTAACTTGTCGTGCCAGAAACCGATCCGTCATAGGATAAACCTGTTGTCATTTAACACCTTCGCAATAACCAGTCCGGCGAGCGTTGTTTTCTTTCACTTCCCGAATGGTTTGGTCAGTATCTTTTGGAGACCAACTGACATCTTTCCATACATTGCACGCGCTACTTGCGTTCAAAGGAGTCCGGATCGCGCAACCTGCTAGGGTCACTGTCAATAGCATCAGCCCTGTCACCAGCTTTAATTGCCGCATTTTCATGTTCCACTGACACGGCCAATTCTTTGGCCTGATATTCTGTCACAGCATTAGATCTAATACTGTAATAAACTCCTGTCACGCACATTATCACAATAATAGCAAGTGCGATATAGCGACCGATGGGGGTGAACAGAAAAGCCATCATACACCATGCTCCTCCATGTGCTGCTTACGGAAATACCAAATAGCAAATCCTGCCACCACAACAGCCAGCATGATGTCAAAATTGGTATTTGATAATAGACCTTGGATTTGTGTCAGAAGGTCATTAGCCGATTGCGCTTGTCCAACCACATCTTGAGCGTGGTCGGTGACAGTTTTGGCGGCTCCCGCAGCACCCAAGGCGGAGGTGACAAGAGCTGTATTTCCTTGCTTACTGTCTGCCATTGTTTTGGCCTTCGGAACGTCTGGCGTGGCACGCATTTCTTCTTGGTCAATGGGAGCCTCTCCTGAACTCCACCATTTGACTTCTTCGGCACGTCTGTGAATAAGCCCATTTAACACCTGACCATCTGCGCGGTTATAAAGCATGAAAGCAGCTGGAACCTTGTCAAACTGCTTGGCATTAACGTATCTTAAAAGTGAAGACTGAACCAAATTACCTTTACCCTCATTATAGCAAAAATCGACCAAAGCATCGAACTGGTGCTGTGTCAGTTCCACTTTAACAAGTGATTCGACTTGCCTCTCAAATTTCTGCATGTCAGATGCGAGGATTTGATTGGCCTGTTCTTGTGTTATTGTCATGCCTTCAGTGACTTCTGGAGCACCAGCGGCTGATGTATGGCCATAACCGATTGTCAGCTTACCTGCTGGGCAGCGGTAAGCAGTCAGCTTACAGCCCTCAAATTGTTTTGTAAGGGCGTTCAAACCACCTTCTGACATTTGCATGGGATTAACCTTTCACTGTGAGGACATAAGCGACGAAAAACACAACTATAATTACCACAAATGTGATGACAAAAACACTGCCCCACACCAGCAAACCGCGTAAAAAATTTTCACGCTCCCGTTTTGCCTTTTCAGCTGCCAGTTTGTCAGCCTTCTTAATACGGGTAATTTCTTCTTGCAGGCGCATCCATTCTGCGTAGCCATATTCAGACACAAACAGATTTTGTGCTTCCTGCATCATTTTGTTGATTTGCTGTTTGGCGGCATAGGCTTCCATAGCCCGCTTTTCCGCACTTTCTTTGGATGTAAATAAGCCGCCCTTTTTAGGCTCGGCAGCAAGGCGCGTAATTTCGCCAACAGTCCCCATAAGGGAGCTGACATCTTGCATCATGCCTTGGATTTCTTTACCAGCCGCTATGCCTGATTTAATGGCGCCGTATGCCGTTTGCGCCAATGCAAGAATTGTTAAAGGGTCCATGTTTAACCATGCTATTCTCCCCCTTAAACTAAACTACTTGTCTGCTTTATTGTCAAGTTTATCATAAATACGCTGAAACATGTCTTCAATGTGTTTCATCGTATTGCTGAAGTCATCTTTACTAACATAAGTTTTTGGCAAATCTATTTCAATTTCATGAATTTGGTTTCGTAATTGACATACAGACTCCCATAATGTTCTTGCGAACCAACCAACGACAGTTAAACCAATGCCAATAGTTGTGTTTATGAGAGTCTGCGTGTCCATAATTATTCCGTTGGTGCGTCTGGAGTTGCTGTTGCTTCTGGAGCGAGAGCAGGAGCTGGTGCGGTAGCCAGCTGGCTTTCTGCATCCTGCTTGATCTTAAAAATTAACGATTGAACCTCAGCAAATGGACGACTGCCCAATGCGCCAAGGATGTAGTTAACTTCATCGACTGTTAAGCTTAATGTTACGTTCATTGTTTTACCCCTCTGGTTGAACAGTATTTATATACCATTTTGCACCTATCTCGCCAAGGCATTGCGGAAAGGATTTTCAGCGAAAGCAGCGTAAATGTATGTATATCCAGAATAATTCAAACTGGCAGTATTTTTTAGTTTGAAGCCATTGGATAAAAAGTCAGCATTTGCATATACGCCTTCCGCCGCAGATGAATCTGGAAGCAAATAATTGGATACAGCGTTATATGTATCTCTTGATGTATCGTAAATTACCCAATCTTGAGGAGTTGACGAACATTTAAACAAAACAAAACGTGGCCTAAATCCACAATAAACAAATGGTCCATCAGTACTACCATTACCTGTGTAGCTGCCAAATGCGGAATATCCTGCTATTGCAGCCCAGCAGTAGGCGACACAAGAGCCGCCATTTGGATTTACTCCTGATCCTGTGCCAATGTTAAAAACTGTAGATGTTGGTGGTGTGTTATTCCATACAGAACTGCTAGTTGCGGCAGCCGCTGTTTGGTCTAAATAAAGATATTGAGTTGCCCCCAATGACGCATGATAGACGTTCCAACTTGCAGAACCTCCACGATATTTTGTTATCACAAAACTTGGTGCAACTCCCAAACCATGCCCAACAGTCGCATTAGACCCAGTACCAGTATAAGTTAAAACACTAAATCCAGCGGTTTGATTGACGCTGACAGTGCTTGTTATTGATCCATTGGTATTAGATGATGTTGTTCCTGAACCAGCGTTCCATTGCCACGCAACATAAGTTGGAGAACCTGTAGATCCATTAACAGCATATCCACCTGAAGAAATATCGACAACCGTAAAACCATTACTATTAAAAGAAGTAACTTGATACCCAGAA